GTTTCCCAGTCACGATCTGGTGAAAACTTATAGTTACTACTAATGATGCAGACAATGACTCAGAAGAGTTACAGCTAAAAGGTGAATCATTTTTAATAGATGGTAATAAAAGAGCATTTTTCTCATGCAGATTTAAATTAAGTGATGTTACACAATCTGATGCTTTAATCGGTTTAGCAATAACCGATACAACAGCTATTGATGGTGTTTCAGATGGCATCTTCTTTACTAAAGATGATGGTGATACTAATTTAGACTTTGTAGTTGAAAAAGATTCTACAGAAACTGAGAGTGCAGGCATCCACACTATGGTGAACGATACTTTTGTAACGGCATCATTTTTTATTGATCCTAACTCTAGTCAAGTATTCTATGCTATCAATAACGCAGAGCCAGTAGGGGTAGTTAATACCAACCTACCTAACAATGAAGAGCTTACAGTCACACTTGCAGTTCAAGCAGGTGAGGCAGCAGCTAAGAGTCTAGTTGTTGACTATGTAAGTGTATTGGTAGAAAGATAATGGCTGACACAGTTACATCACAAATAATTCAGGACGGTCAAAAAAAGGCCGTCTTGAAATTTACTAATGTCTCTGATGGTACAGGTGAAAGTAATGTTGTCAAAGTAGATGTTTCTAGTTTACAAGCAAATGGAAGTGGAGCTGCTTGTACTGGTGTAACAATTCAAAGAATTTATTGGGCATGTCGTGGTATGGGTGTCAATTTACTTTTTGATGCTACTGCCAATGTATTGATAACTGGTTTGCCCGCAGACAGCACGGGTGATGAATACTACGACAATTTTACTGGTATTCCTAATAATGCAGGCTCTGGAAAAACAGGAGACATTTTATTTACTACAGTAGGGCATTCAAGCGGTGACACATATTCAATAATCTTAGAGCTTGTAAAAGAATACTAAGGATTATTTGAATGGCTCGTAAAAGAGACAAACAACCACCAAAAACTAAAAAGTATTTCAGACCCACAAAAAAGGGTGCTGGCATGACAAAAGCTGGAGTTGCCAAATACAGGAGAGACAATCCTGGTAGTAAACTCAAAACAGCAGTTACTAAAAAGAAAAATCTAACAAAAAAAGAAAAAGCAAGACGTAAATCTTTTTGTGCCAGATCCGCTGGTCAAATGAAAAAGTTTCCTAAAGCAGCAAAAAATCCTAACTCAAGATTAAGACAAGCAAGAAGACGTTGGAGATGCTAGATGCCTAGAAAAGCTAAGGGTCTTGCTAGAGATCATGTGCCTGTTTGTGGGAGAAGAGGTAAAAAAACATCAATAGGTTATAATAATATCGGTACTTCTACTATGAACAAAAATATGAAAAGAAGTTTTAAAAAATATAGAGGACAAGGATTATGATTAGAAGGCTAAAAAAAGTATCACGACAACTTAACAAAGCATCTAGGCTGCACAAAAAACAATCTAATACCATAAAAAAAATAATAAAAGATGAGCAAAAAAAGGGATCCAAAAGTAGGAACAGGAAAAAAACCAAAAGGTAGTGGTAGACGGTTATATACTGACGAAAACCCAAAAGATACTGTATCTATAAAGTTTGCAACACCAGAAGATGCAAGAAAGACTGTCAAAAAAGTTTTGAATGTTGGTAAGTCTTTTGCTAGAAAAATACAAATATTAACCGTAGGTGAGCAAAGAGCAAAAGTTATGGGTAAAAATATGGTAGCAAGTATTTTCAAAAAGGGTAAAGACAAAGTAAGAAGAAAACATGGTAAGATAAAGTAATGGCTAAGAAAGTAAAAAGTAAAGGTAAAATATGTCCAAAGGGAAAAGCATGGGCTAAAAGAACTTTTGATGTTTACCCAAGTGCTTATGCAAATCTAGCGGCATCTAAATATTGTAAAGACCCAAATTACGCTAAAAAGGCAAAAGGTAAAAAAGTTAAAAAATCTCGTGGTGGGTTAGTTTCTATTAGAGGACAAGGCGCAGTTTTACAAGATAGATTGAGATGAGCAAAGGACAACTACAATCTTGGTTAGATGAAGAATGGGTTCGTATGGATGCCAAAGGCAACATTATTGGCTCATGTGGAGGCAGAAAAAAAGCAGAAGGCAAACCAAGATGTTTACCAAAGAAAAAAGCACAAGGTATGTCAAAAGAAGCTAGAGCAAAAATAGTACAAAGAAAAAGAAGAGAAGATCCAAACCCAAACAGAAAAGGTAAACCTATAAATGTTTCAACTAAACTTAAAGAAGGAGGCTTTGTGAAACTTAGTAAAAAAGCAGATTTAAATAAAGACGGTAAATTTTCAAAGTATGAAAAAGCTAGAGGTATGGCTATACAAAAGGCTATGGCAAAGCAGAATAAAGTTAAAATGAAAAAAGGTGGCTTTATCGCAAAAGGTTGTGGTAAAGTTATGTCTGACAAACGTAAAGTCACAACAATGAGTTAGGAGTTAATATGCCAGGACATTACAAGAAAAAATCAAAAAACAGTAGCATGATGAAGAAATCTAAAGGCGGTAAAGTCATGAAGAAATCCAAAGGTGGAAAAGTCATGAAGAAGTCTAAAGGTGGCATGATGATGAAGAAATCCAAAGGTGGCATGATGATGAAAAAGTCTAAGGGCGGAATGATGATGAAGAAGTCTAAAGGCGGCAAAGTCATGAAAAAATCTAAGGGTGGCATAATTGCAGGTAATGCAAACAGAAGAAGACAAAAATTTAAAAAATAATTAGTGTCACATTTAATAAGTAACATTCCACATTTTAAGTGTTGGGTGCGGAGAGAATTTACACATAATCATGAAAAATATCATGACGAGTATATACATGCTCTAGCAATAGCCGTAAATACAATTCCAGACAGATCGTTAAGTTTCCAAGTAGTTTTTACTGGTGAAGAATCTAATTGTGATGATAATGACGAACCAAATATTCATGGAGGTGCTATGTGGGCTCGTATGCCTATACAAGCGTTAGTGGCTGATATGCCTATGGAAGATTTTCCTAAACCGATGCAAAATCATATTGCACAACCTTGGGATTGTGAATCTAGAGAACATTCAGTTATTGTAATGGATAGAGTAAGCTCTTCACCTTGGTTAGCTAAGATTGATGGTAATTTTTTTACTAGCAAATATTTGTTTACTGTAGATTATACGAATTCACATATTGCAGATGATTCTGCACAACACAAACAAAGTCATGTATTATATATAACAGAGGATTGTGAATGGAAAGGTAATTTAGTTGCTTTACCAAATAATAGGGTAAGAGCTACAAGCCCTGCTCTTTGGGTAACTGGAGAAGGTGCCCCAGACTTTAAACCGTCACAATGGACACACTCAGCAGAGGGGCATGAAAGTTATCTTGATCCATCAATTACCTTTAATAATTTATATGAAGAATAATGGCAGTATCAGGTAGTACAAATTTTGAACCCAACATAACAGAGTTTATAGAAGAAGCCTATGAGAGATGTGGTATAGAGCTTAGAACTGGATATGATCTAAAGTCAGCAATTAGGTCTGCTAATCTCATGTTAGCTGAGTGGGCTAACAGAGGCTTAAACCAATGGACAATAGAAACTGGCACACAAACTGTTACAGAAGGTACTGCTAGTTATAATTTAGGCACAAATGTGATAGATATTTTAGATGTGGTTGTAAGAAGAACAGATGGTTCTACAACTACAGATATAAACATGGATAGAATATCTAGGTCAGAATATTTTAATATACCGAACAAAGCTACAAAATCTAGACCGTCACAATTTTTTCTTGATAAACAAAACAACCCAACACTTTTTTTATATCCCGCACCAGAAAACTCTACAGACATTATAAGATTTAGTAAATTAACAAGAATGGATGATGCAGATAACGCAAGAAACACTATGGATATACCATTTAGATTCTTTCCTTGTTTTGCAGCAGGTCTTGCTTATTACATAAGTATAAAAAAAGCACCACAAAGAACAGCAGAACTTAAAGCTATATACGAAGAAGAGTTTAGAAGAGCGGCAGATCAAGATGAAGATAGAGCCTCTTTTAAAATTAGACCTTTCTCTAGAGGTGCTTATTAATGTCATATGCAGTAGGTAAATTTGCCTTAGCCGCTTGCGAGGTAGCTGCAAACATCTTCCGAGATCATGGGGAGACTGCGATCGTGACTGG